GCAAGCTTTCATGGTTTGCTTATCATCCATGTCGCTTGTATCGGTTAGAGCCTTGTCGTCCATAGCACAAACGCTCATGTAAGACTTGTACATAGCTTCTTCTGTTTTGCTATATTTTTTAGCGATAGATATTTCAATATCTCCGCTCGAACGATCGATATTGGCTACTAGTGGGTTTTTAATTTCTTTCATATTTTTTTGAATGGTATAAAATTGCTGATGGATAAATTTCTAATTTGTGAGACTCTGAAATATTTAATATATCTTCCATCGCCCCAAGTTTTTCTATTTCATTGAAATCATTTACACAAGAAACGAGACTTTCTGTCCAATTTTCTTTATTTGAGGCGCATACAATAGACTCGCATAGCTTACTTACCATTTTTTCTTGATCTTCATTTAATGATTCTGTTTCATAAACTTCAAGCATTTTTTCTTTTGCTAGAGAATTTAAAGCCTCTACCTCATAAATTGTTGCTTGTATGTTTTCTCTAGAAAATTGATCCTTAGACCCTTCTGGTCTTCCTGCCATTCCCTTGTCTGGCTTTTTAGAATTTTCTGGCTCGATAGATGTCTCATCTTCGATCATGGGTACACCCCCCACTATTGGATTAAAGTACCCCTTTGCTCTTTGATCTACAAATTTTTCTTGAGCTTTTTCTAGTTCATTCGCCTGAGGAAATCTTCCAGTATGGAATAGTTCCATGCCCTGCTCTGCGGTTACGACCCCTAGCTCCATAAGCCTTGTAGCAACTCTCATTAATTGCACTTCGTCTCTTAAATCGATATCTTTAAATTTAACAGTTGGGTAAGATCTAAAACCTAAATCTTTTGCTATTCTTCTAATTTCTGGTTGCAAAAAGTCTTGAATGAAAGCTTCGCGAGCTTCCTTTAATCTATCTAAGAATACTCTAGCTTTAATTTGTGCGCCATTATATTTATCATCATTTAGGATGATATTTTGCAGACCTTCTTTAATGTCTTTATTAATCACTTCGTATTTTCCTGGTCCAACAACCTTGTTGATGTCTGGTATAACGAAGTCTGCTTTAGTCGTATAGTCGGAAACAAGTACGCGACCAACAGATTCATTTTGAAAAAGTTTTTGCATTGCCTTGACATTGTTTGGATTGATTCCTCCTTTGTCTGGTTCTGCGCCCATTGTGATCATAAGAATTACGTTTTCAACGGTTCTCATGATAGCTTGATCCATCTTCTTCATTTCCATTTTGGCATTAATGTCTTCAAGGACTGGATAACCAAATGGAATAGCAAACGGCTCATAATCTTGTTTCTTATAGAAACTGTAAGAAATCTTTTCGTTCTTTAAATTTATTTTAAGGCCATCTTTAAAATAAGCCCCATCTTTAATTTGCTTTTTCACTTCTGGGTCTAAAGCTTCAAACACCTCTTTGTCATAATCATTTTTAGGGTTTGATAGCCTCTCCATATCAAACTCAGAAAGGATCTTGGCATATGCCCCATCTTTTGTATTGAATACGGTACTTCTTTTGGCTACAATTTCAAAAGGGTTTAGCACGATATACTTAAGAGGGAACTTGTTTAACGAAGGGCCTTCAGAAATATTTTGTGCAAACTTTTTGTAGTCATCTAAGTTAAATTTTCCGTCGATACGATAAAGAAAAATATTACCACTCCTATAGTATTCCCTGAAGTACTGATCTTTAAGATCCCAAATCTTAATTCTATCCAAAAGCTTTTCAAAGAAGTTTCTGGAGGTTGCATTGCCGCCCTCTAAATATAATTCTGCGTTTGCGAACTCAGACATCATATCGATAGTGTTTCTAAAAATTGGCACGTTTGCGTAAGCTTTCTGGCAAAGTTCTATAGCCTCTCTAACATTTATGCCATCAGATGAAATTTCGTAAGGAAGAAGTCCTCCTCTAATTTGACTAAATTTGTTAAGCGGAGCGGTAACAGATGATCTATTAATTCGAGACGAAGTATTTGAGGAAGACAATCCACTTAAAGAACCAGACCTATTATACGATCCATGAGAAACATGATAAGATTCTCCCATTGTTGCTGGCTCTACACTTTCCTGCGCTACTGACACTTGAGGCGAAATTTTATTGAATTTATTCCAATAATTAGACTTTTTATTATATTTTCTTTTTGCCATAACTTATTATAAAGTTAATTACACTTTTAAAAGTGACTTTATGAACTTTTTTAAATAAACATGGGCTCAAACCCAGCTTGAGATTCTTGCGGGACATTCATCATATCGTAATATATATTCATTCCCCAGTTACCTAGTATCAATGCAGAATAAGAGTCTTTTCTGGCTTTGTCTACACCCTTTTGTCTTTTTAAATTAGGGGGCAAATCAAAACTTTGTGTTCCTCCAGCGGAACTAGAAACTTGTATAAGCGCGCATTCGGCTTTCGTTAAGTCAATCATATCCTTTTGATGCTCAATAAAATCGATCATTTTAGCTCCTACATTCTTTTCGTCCTCATATTTCGAAAACTTCAAATCTTTTATTGGTATTCTTTTAGCTTTTTGTTCGGAATAGTTATCGTCCATTGCCGTCGCTGCGAAATATAATCTCTTTCTATCAAAAGCGGTCTGCAGCATTTCGTTTGCATTTCTTATCCATACCGATAAAGGTTTTCTTAAGTGACATATAACTTTACTTTGGACATTGTATTTTCTTCTAGCCTCCTTCAAGTCCTTAACATAATCGTGCGGGTTGTTAAAATCGGCTTCAAACATACCTATTTCTAGTTTATCTTTTTTAAATAAATCGCTTTCATTGCAGGAATTCATAAACTGGACCCCGCCATTATAATCTCCCACAACCATAATTACATTAAAGTGATCCAATATGTATTTAAAGTAAGTTATATGTTTCTTTAGGTTTGTTCCTGGCAAAGCATAGCTATGCACCAACACCCCCTTTTTTTCTTCTGGCAATAGCTTTATAACCTGTATAGCGAAATCATCAGAAGCTTCAGACTCAGACCAAGAGGGGTCAAAAGCTAAAATATATTCAGCGCCCTCTTCTCCAGCAACCTCTATAGAAGGGGATTCCCCATCTTCGATTGTACAGTCTGCCATTTTACTAATCTTAAAATAACCAGCACTATCATCAGTGAACTGAGCGTTAAACTCTCTATCAATCTGCGACTGACTCATCGTGCCCCTGGCCTGCGATATTAAGTTTTCATCATACAGCGCTTTTGGTGCACAATCATAACTAAACTGCATAATGCATCTCCTGCCCTGATTTTTTGCCCCAGGATTAAAGATCATATTTTCATAGGCTTGATACATTTTATAGAGATATTCGAATTTATATGACGCCGAAGACAGCCCGATCATTTTATTCGATGGCCACTCCGTTCTCTCGTCTTCTGTCATTTTTCCAGCCTTAATCATCGCATCTTCTGCGTCTTTAATTTTTTGTCTTTCTGTTGGGTTTTCCACAACAGCTAGGAATGGCATAATGACTTCATTTAAAACCTTCTCTGGCATAAGTAGAAGCTCATCAATGATGATCCGTTGAAAACGGAAACCACGAAGCTTTTCTCCATCGCCAAGGGGTAAAGCAGTAATGCGACTCTTACCAATCTGCATTGACCATTCATCGTTAGACTTGCTTACTTTTCCTATACATTGTCTAAACAGCTCAGCTTTGGGATCTTGCGATATATCCTCTATCTTACGAAAGATCATCTTAGATTGACGAAACGATTTTGAAATGATCCCAATGTGAACTCCTTGATTCATCATCGCGTCCAGCAATGCAAAAATACCAGTAGAGAAAGACTTAGACATACCACGAGACCAGACACCTAAAAAGTAATCGTTCTCCATCATTGCTTTGACCGCCATGTGTTGAAATGGAAATAACTCGATACCAGTAAGTAGTTCCGTAGTGAAAGTTACGTTTTCTTTTAAAAATTTATATAACCAAATCTTAGCTTTTACATCTTCTAGATAACCATCCAGATTCATCACTTGCTCATTAATTGGTTCTCGTTTTAACGGTTTTTGACTTCCCAATTCCCAACTCATCGGTCCTCCTTATCTAAAAAATATTGCACATCGACGTTCCAGAGTTTCTTACCTAAGTATAGTAATTTTGGAATTAATTCTTCGCTATGGATTCTACTATCTGTAAATACAAATTGGCAATGACCAGCGAACTCGTGTTGAACAGAAATTAAATTAGAGAACACCCAGCCCAGTTTGGGCGCCCTTCTTCCTTTCGTGAACACCGCTTCTTTTTCTATCGCTTTAAGAGATTTCTCTACAACAATATACATATAGCTATCTAACTCGACACACCTTTCCATCTCTCTCCTAAATCTATCTACTTGCCCACCAAAAGTTGATAAGAAATCGCCAGCACTTTTTCTGTCTACAAATGTATTAGCAAAATCATCTCCACCTAAGGTATAATCTCCAAAGTCTAACTTCAAAATTGAAGATTTATTAAACTCCAATGGTTGTTGCTCTCTAGTATCAATTAAAACTTCAACATCTGTATCATTGTTAAATTCTTTTGGCATGCCCTTGTAAAATATAGGCTTTGCCCCCATAGCCTCACAAGCATTGGTATATGTCCCGAAGTGTTTTTTATAGACATCTAGGTCTGGCAACTGTCGTTTAAGAAGCTCTAAATGAAAGGGGGCATTCTTGTATTTTTTTCTTTCGATTCTTTTTTTACCCAGCTCAATAATATAATTCTTAACTTCTTCATCTGGCGCAGACTCGCACCACTTTACAAGTTGTGATCTATTAATAAAATCGTTTGCGAAGTATTCATTTTTTTTCTTAAAGGGTAGCGGGTTACCATTCAACTTATTAAATCGTGGATAATGTTTGACATAATAGTCAGCTACATACATCTTATGCGCCTTAAGATGAGCATGAAGACTTTTTTCCGTCTCGAACTCAGCTCCACATTCTTTACATTTATAAGACATCTTCAATACCAATTCCGAGAACGCGGGCTTTCCATGCAGCCATACCCTCAAGTCTTTGAGCTTCCTCTTTGATTACCTCTTTTTGCATTTCAGCAATTCGAACCATATTCTTTCTTTCTTCCTCTTCCTGGAAGAGTTGAACTATAGATAAGAACGATGCGCTTTCTTTTTGTTTATTAGCTAAACGCGCGCCACGATCACCCTGAAGTTTCTTTGTCAGGTTTTCTATGCGAGTTTCGCACTGATGATACTCTGAGCTTTTTGCTTTAATAATTTCCGCCAATCTAATGCTCATCTCATCTTGATCATCCGCAGATTCAAACATGTCGTTTAGTTTTTGTAAGTGAGAGGTGATAAGTTCTAGATTAATAATCTCTTTACATACATTCATATAAAGATTAAGTTCGTCTGGCGTTAGGTCTGGTTTATCCCAGGTCAACCTAACAAACTCTTGCTCAAATAGTTCTTTGTCTCTAAAATTAATGTAGTTATTGACAATAGCGACGAATCTTGAGTTAGACAAATTAATTCTTAATTTGTCGCAACAAGTACGCTGGTTTCGTGACATTTTATTTTCTTCTAATCCGTAACCAGTAGAATCGTTAATTTTTTTGATTATTCTTGAAACAGCTTGCGGAGGTGCGTAGGCTGCCGCCTCTTCCGAAGGAGCCTCTCTTTCTTGACCTAGTATGTCGTTTACAGCCCTCCACTCATTACTAAGTCTCTTTACTTCTTTATTGAAAAGAACGTCCGCGATTTGAGATGTATTAAAACCCTCGCTTTCCATCTCTAAAACCTTTTCTACTTGACTCTCTGAAAGTGTTACGTCATCTGACTTTGGCCGTTTTGTAGTTTGCGCTCGCAGGCCATTTTCCGCCAAGAACTTGCTGACCGCGCGACCTTCTTTAGATCTACCATCCAACGAATCGTCTTCAAAAACTTTTTTTGTTATATTGATTATATTTGGATCATCTTGAAACATCTCCAAAGCAAATTCTTTTTGATTGTCTGTTAAATCCATTATATTACATCTCTTTCTCTTATTATTTGTTTGGCTTTTTCATGAAATATTTTTTTTAGATTTTTTATCTGCTTGTAACCTGCAGAACGTTTTTTTTCATTTGTTTTAAAGCCTAAATACTTTGCGACTTCTTCTTCGGTACAATTATTTATAAATAACATTTTAAATGCATTAAAATGTCTCGTGCTTAAATGAGGTCTCATTTCTTCAGATAATCTTTTAGTTGCAGAGTCTAGATCTAAGAAGTTGTCTCTTTTTTCGTGAATTTCATAAATATGATTTTCCATCGTAACTGCGAGTTTTATATCATAAGCTGACTTTTTACTTTGACGCCATTTTGTACAAATTGGACACGTTAATGGATCGTGATCATTTAAATGTTGATCTGGACACGGATTCACATAATTGCCATAATGATTTCTTAATAAATTTTTGAATTGATTAGAAACAACCCTACTAAGCCAAGGCTCTATAGGTTTAGATTGATCCCATAGGTGCCATTTTTTATAAATATGAGCCATGATGACTTGCTTAATATCATCGTAATCAATATATGTAACTGCGTCTAGATGCCACTTGCAACGTTTTCTCTCCAGAGCAGACTCAATTTCCTTGAGCTTTTCTTCAAATGAGTACATTACAATATGTCGTCTAGTCTTTTTATATTATTTTCTCTTTTTTTAGGTGGCGACTTGCCCCCTAGCGACCCTATAGTTTGTTGGACGCCAGCTCCATAATCTTCTATATCGTACTCTAGCTTAGAAATATCTGGTACAAACTCTGCGTCTGTTTCGTCATCATTTACAGCTTTAGATTTTTTGCTAGCAGTTGTATTTCTATTTAAAGGCTTTGATTCATTTTGTGCGACCCCCATCGGAGACCCACAATTAGAACAAAATTTAGGGGGACTAAATTTATATTCGTGTTTGGCACCACATTCTGAACAATACTTAATCATATTTTATTATAAGTTTAAAAATAAATTTTTAAATTTTATCTTCCAGTTTGGCTACGATAAATTTAAGTATTTCACTTCTTTTTATATCTTTGTTTGTAAACTTTACACAATGAATTCCATTATCTTTTGATTCCTCATCGTCAAATGCGTTAAATATTTTTGAAAAACCACTTACTTTAATATCGCTTTGCATCATGTCTCCGCAGATAATTATTTTTGAATTTTCTCCAATTCTGGTTAAAACTGTTAGAAGTTCTGCATGTGTGAAATTTTGAGCTTCATCTACTATTACAATTCTATCATTCCAGTTTGCCCCTCTTACAAAATTGACTGGCATGCATTCGAATTGTTTTTTTTCTCTAAGAAGCCTTATGTCTTGAATTTCTAACATCTCTTCCAACTTATCGTAAAAAGGAGAAGCAAACACGCCGAATTTTTCATCTATAGATCCTGGCAGGGACCCAAGGCTTCTTTGAGAGCTCTCAGCTATGCTTCTAACGTACAGTATGTCTTTTTCGAGGCCTGAGTCTATTATAGACTGAAGGGCACAATATACCGCCATATAGGTTTTTGCTGTGCCAGCTGGACCAGCTAAAAACATTAACTTAGTATTTAAGTCTAAAGTGGTTTTTAAAAGATTTACTTGGTTTTCAGTAAATTTAAATTTACGTTTCTTAAACCTTATTTTTTGACTTAATTGTTTAAATTCCAATTTAGCACCCTATTATTTTATTTTATCTTTTTGGCCGCCCAAGCGTGAATTCTTGGCCTAAGAGTTTGAAAACCATTATAGAAGAAAAGCGAATCTGGTAGAGCGTACGCGCTTGAACCATCATTCCAAACAAAACCTTGGCCTGCCGCGTGCATATTATTACTATTAGAAATAGTAGTGCTAGTGGTAACGTAACTGAATTCATCAACTCCATTCATTAAATTTTTTAATGATTCTATAGATGTGTCGGATATAGCGCTGCTAGAGCTATGCTGGTTTCTGTTCTTGTTTGTGCCATTTATTGACGCGGTAAATCTAATCATCTGATTGGGTTGGTCTTTATTTATTACCTGAAACCTCATCCCCCAATAATCACAAAAAAGAACTGCTTTTTCAGTACAACTGTCTACACTGCTGACTGAACTGCTATCTTCCGCCGAAACTACATTAAAATTACCTTTTCCATCTTCAAAATCCCCTGACTCAAGAACGGTTGCTCCGTGAGTAGCTATAAAATTTGCGTCACCTTGGGTACTAGTGGATCTGTCTTTATGGATTAATTTATTATAGTATGTCTGAGTGGTGTCGAACACATTCAAGTCAGATGCTTGGAGTCCTAAATATCCACTATTAGTGCTTTCCAATGGCAAAGAAGGGTCATCACTCGCTACTCCCGTTTTCATTATACCAACATAATTAAAGGTATCAATAGATGTCCCCCCAGCGCTTAATATCGTTTGAAACGGTACCCCTACATTTTCGTTGCCTATTCCATTTTTAACATAACTAACAAACATACCTATTTTTATGTCCTCCCAATCGGACCTAAATTGAAAAGGTACTTGATATGCGTAATTGGGGTCTATTATAAGACATTTGTCTAATGGTGTAGTTCCATCAGCCTCCGTTTTTTGAAATATAGTTCCTCCAGGCATATATCTTATTACACTTTAAATTTACAAACTGTATAAATTTGTGCTGGTTTCTCCAGCCGCCTCACCTTCAAAGTCTTCTTGATTAAGAAAATCATTGATTTGAATATTAGGCAATGTTGCTGTCACTTCTAACTCGAAATCTGTTTCGTTTCTAAAATCATCAATTTCAATACTGGCTAATGTTACTGCTCCTTCAGGTTCAAGCTCGAAATCTATTGCATCGTCAAGATCAGTAATAATGTAATCTAACCCCGTCGACCCAACTAATGAATCTTCAAATGTTACTTCGTTCGCCAAGGGAGGTATTATTTTATTTAATCCAGTTGTCCCAAGTTGAATAGCTTCGAAATTTTCTTGGTTTAAGAAAGGATTATAATCAATATCCACAATGTTGGGTGGAGTCCCGCCGACCGTAAAGCCTTCAAATGTTTGCTCGTCGGTATATTGAGTGATTTTAACTAGATCAATTTGTGCCCCAGGTTCAAAAGATTCAAATGTGTCCTCTGTAGGTGCTTGACCAAGAAAAGTTACATTCTCTTGCGTTGTCCCAGGTTCTAAATTTTCAAAATCAATTACATTTTTAAATTTAACAAATCCAACAATTTCTTTCGTAAATTCTCCAAGCGGCTCATCTTCGAAATCCTTGGCGATTGGGGTTAAATTTATCAAGTCTGATTCTCCAAGCGGCTCACCTTCAAAATCAATTAAATTTTTAAATCTATAGAAATTTAAAAGTCCAGTCGACTGAGTTTCAAAAAATTCAAAATCAATTAAGTTTTTGAATACCGTAAAATCAATAATTCCAGTCGGCCCAATTGTACTAGCTTCGAGATCCGTCTCGTTTGTAAAAAGAATATTATTTACTCTATCAAATAGTTGAGCAAAATTGTTTTGTACTTTTTTTAAATGGTCGCCACATGATATATTTTCGCCTGGAAGTGGAGTCGATCCTGTTATTTTTTTTGTATTACTGTACGCATTATATTGATTTGTTATCTGGGCTGTATTTCCAGCTTTCACATTTAAATTTTGATTAGATATCGAAGCCCTAGGAAATTGAAACGCATTGTAGGCGCACGAACCCATGGAAAAGTCAAAATCGTCTACTTTGTGTCCACTAGATTCAAAAGATTTGACTAAAGACTGTATTGCTAGAATCGCATCAATGTTCGCTTTATTTTCTTCTGGCGCAAATATGATGTCTATATTTTTTGTTAATTTATCATTATCTACAAAACCAGTTGGGTCCTCTACCTCTTGTCCTGAAATCTCTATATCAGCAGATATCTCATGAACTGCGGGGGAGTCAAAATGTATATTAGAAGAATTTATGCTACCAATTATATTTGAGCTTTTAGGGTTTAAAGAGGCATTATAGTTAATTTGTTTTACTGCTGAACTTTTCCCATCTAAATTAAAATGAGTCATCTTCGGGGTTCTATTTAATATTGGAAAATCTTGAACCGCACTACTCAATTTTAAATTTGTTGTTGGTTTTGTATCTCCAAATATCTGTAGAGTTACGCTTACTTTACCAAAACCGTTTTCATCTAAATTTAAAGTATAATCAGATATCACTGCATCTGAAAAATTTATTGCATTATTTTTATATATAAATTGACCAGATAAATCAGATACGCCCGTCAAGCTTTGAATAAAATCTTGGCCATTGTAGGGTTTTGAAAATGAGCAGGTAGTTTTTTGGGGCCCATAAATTTTTCTTCTTATGCCTTGATTACTTAATAGTTTCGTCGAACTTTCTTTCACCGAAGAATCAAATTTAATGTCTCTTATCCCAGTTAAAAGAACACCTTGAAGTATTATATTACTTTCTTGTGCCTCGTTAAACATTTATCTCCAGCCCCTTGTATGTAACAGACATTTTAACTAAGTCTCCAGCTGCCACACTCGCTGATTGTGATTTTATGCTGGCATTCGGTATATTGTATGTATTTAAAGGGATGGAGTTTTCATCTTGTATATTGAATGTTACGTTTCTATCAAAATCTTCTGATTCCATCAAACCAGTTATATCAACAAATTCTTGTTCGTCCATTAACATGTTTGCTGATGCGGAGTACTCTATGGGTGATAATATTTTAGATGTTGTAGATTTTATTGAACTTATTTCGTAAGTTGGTTTAACTTTGAAATCAACCTTGTAAGAAAAATTTGTCAAAATAGAGGTTCTGTTCTCAACATTTATAAATGTAGACTCTGGCCCTAAATTTTGAAATCCGTAGTCTGATGCGCCAGCTTGTATGGTTGTGGCTGGTTTAAAATCTCCAAATATTTTCATACTTACAGATATTTTAGGAGAACTTTGCGTATCCGCAGATATAGAATATGAAGAAATAATTCCCTGATTAAAATCCAATGCGTTCGTTCCATAAATAAACTGCCCAGATAAATTATTTATTCCAGTGAATTCTTGCAGTCTGTCTTGACCTAAATATGGCTTAGAGATTTTGCACTCTACAGTGTGTCCATTATTTACTTTTCTATTTATTCCTCTTTCGGCTAGTAAAACCACAGACGACTCTTGGATATTGCTATTAAAGGATATATCAGTAATCCCAGTGATTGCTATACCTTCTATTATTACCTTTGCGTCTTCCGAACCTACGAACATAAACTATTTTACACTTTTTCCCTTTAAAAATTTTTTTTCTTTTTTTAAAAATTCTTGTGTAACACTATTACCGCCATAGGCTTAACCGCGTGGCTGGTGTTTGCTATCGGTCGTAACACATTTTGCCTCGAAAGTCCTAATCCCCAGGATTTTCGGGGCTTTTTGTTTTTTATTTCACATTGGCATGATTCATACTGTAATATATGCCGTTATGGAACTACTAACATATGGAACCCTTTGGCTTACGTTTTGCGTGGGTATCTCAACAATTCTTTTTATGGCTTCCCCTTATTACAATCGTAATTCAAAGAAGAGTGGATTAAGAGTCGCGTATGAGATCACACTGCATAAGGCTGAACAATTAGAAATACTAAAACATAAGTGGTTTGAGTCTGAAAGGGCTGGTCATGACGTTGGTATGAAAAGCGCCCAAGATTCTTGGAGCAAACTTCATGCTGACAAATGGAGGGCAAATAAAGACAAAGCTGCTTAATTAAAATAGAAAATGAGCTAGAGTCGCCTTATTAATTTGGGGCGGCTCTTTTTTGTTGACATGTTTGGGGTTTTATGCATTATATGTTTAATGCTTAAGGAAAAAATACTAGAACTAAGTTCCAAGGGTTTAAATCAAGGTGAGATATCTAGAGAGCTACGTTGTGCTAGATCTACTGTATGCTGGCACTTAGATCCAGACAAACAACTGAAGAAAGCTCAAGATAGAAAAAAAAGAATTCCAGACTATGAAATTAAGAATTGTAGGAACATATCTAGATTCTTTTGCTCCAAAACAGAAAACAAACAAAAAATAAAAATAAAAGACTTGACATTCAAAGAAGCTCATGCTACTAATAGGAATAGATTAAAGAATTTCTCAAAACACCACAAATGTGATACAATGGAACAAAAAACTAAAATAAAGTATGTTAAAGAAAAATATGGTATAACAGAATCTAATACCACCTTTACTTGTAGATATACTAGAAAGACTTTGTGCTGGACTCGCCCAGAGGAATATCAATATGACCACATCACCCCACGCTCTAGGGGAGGAGAAAATACTTTAGAAAATTTACAAATTATTTCCAAAGAAGCTAATCAAGCAAAAGGAGATATGACTCACCAAGAATTTGTTGACTTTATTAAGCTAGTAAATGGCAATTTGGCTCTATAGTTAAACGGATATAACACATGATTTCTAATCTTGCGTTCCAGGTTCGATTCCTGGTGGAGCTAGACTTTAAAAATGAATAAAAATATAAAAAGATTCATATACGCTTGGTTACAAGTAACCTTAGTCTGCCTTAATACTTGGCAGATAGCTAACGGTAAAATTATAGGAGCTATTATTGTTGGGTTTCTTATATCTTTTGTATGGTGTTTTAACATACAAGGTATTGCCTTCTCTAAATTAAGCGAAAAAATAACCTATTCGTTAGGAGCTTGTTGTGGAACAGCAACTGGTCTTTTAATCAGTCAGCTAATATACTAGCCCCAAAATAAACATTTACCCCTATAGAAATAAGGCTCGGATTTTTTTTCGAGTTAAGTAATTTCCAATTGTGAATTTGGGTTGGGAGATTGATAAAACCCTCCCCCCCGCTTGTTTTGTTATATCTGCGCCCAGAAGTTTTGACAATGGGGAGGGGTGTTTGTATAAAAAAACTTTAATTTTTTTGCTATTAGGGCTTGACGCCACACGATTCCTCCCTATACTGTAAGGCATGATAACAAATAAAGAAATAGATTCGGTCATCGACCACCTCACTCAGTCTAGCTACAACACTCAGCGCAAGCTATACCCTGCGATCCCTGCCAAGAATTGGGGGGCTATCTACGGACGCAGTGAGCAAAGATTAATGGAAGAAACTTTCCAAAAGGTCTTGACAATCGCACAAAAATAATTATACTGTTAGCTATGAACCATATATATAACCTCTCATTCGCATCTGGCTGGACAGCTAGTATCA